TTCTGGCGGCTCATTTACTGCAGGTGAACTACGTGTTTACGCTGTGTTAATGGACGTTAGTGCTTTAGGTGAAATGACTGCTGATGAAGTAGATCGTGACACGCTTGCGTAATTAAACTAAACTGGGGGGCAGGGAAACTTGCCCCTCTAGACTTATTTAAAGGTTATTTAAATGGCAACTACGTATATTACACTTGTAAACGATACATTAAGAAGATTAAATGAAGTTACCTTAGATACTGCAGGTGACGGTTTTACTACTGTGCGTAACGTACAGGGTTTAGTTAAAGATGCTGTTAATAACAGTATAAGATTAATAATACAGGACGGTCAAGAATTTCCTTTTTTAAAAACAACAAATACTCAAACATTAGTAACAGCCCAGAGAACGTATGATTTTCCTACAGATATGGGTACTGTTGATTGGGATTCGTTCTTTTTAAAAAAAACTAGTGGGCTTGATAATACACCAAGACCTCTTAGAACAATAACATATAATGATTATTTACAAAACTATCGTACACAAGACGATGAAGGTGATCAGACAAATGGTGTAAGTAAACCGTTATATGTATATCAAACGTTAGAAGAAAAATTTGGTATTACTCCTCTTACTGATGCAGCATATGAAGTTGAATATGTTTATTTTACTTTTCCTGCAGATTTAACAGCACACACAGATACAACAGTTATACCTGATAGATTTAAACATGTTATAGTTGATGGTGCTATTATGTTTGTTATGCGTTTTCGTAGTAATGAGCAAAGTGCAGCAATGCATCAAAATAATTTTGAAGAAGGTATAAAATCTATGCGTAGAATATTATTAGATGATAATTTATATGTACGTTCAACAGCAATTAATCGTCCATATACTAGTACCTTTAATAGTGTGATCTAATGGTTGATAATTTAGCTTCTTTTAAAGTTTTCTGTCAAGGAGGGCTAAATACTAGTAGAGATGTATTATCTCAAGGTGAAACACAACCTGGATCAGCTATTGGTTTAATTAACTATGAACCTGCTGTAACTGGCGGTTATCGTAAAATAAATGGTTTTAGTAATGATTTTGGAACAGTTACAGGAACAGGAAGTGTTCTTGGAGTTTGTGTAGCTAATGGTATAAATCAAGGAGTGCTTGCCTGTAGAACCCCTTCATCTGGTAATAACTATTTACATCATTGGAGTTTTTATTATACTTTTACAGTAGCTTCAGACACTAATTTAACAGTGGGTGAAACTTTAACAGAAAGAGGCACAGCAGGTGATTCTACTACAGCTACAAGTATTACAGGAACTTTAATATCTAAAAATTCTAATACAATAGTAGTTGACTTTGGAAAAATTGCAGGTACAAATATTTTTACTAATGGTAATGCTATATCAGATGATGGTTTTAGTACAAGCACAACGCTAACAAGCACCCCAACAAAAGTAGGTTGGTCTGAAGTAACTACTTCTGGTTCACCTACAATGACAGGTGTAACAAAAGTTAGATTTTCTAGACTTAATTTTGGAACACCAAAAGTAGTATTAACAGATGGTATAAATCCTGCAGCTACTTATGATGGTTCAACGTACACACAGATTACACACTCAGATGCACCAACAGACCCTAAGTTTTCTGCAATATTTCAAAACCATTTATTTTTAGCAGGTGATCCTGCACACCCAACAAAACTATATCACAGTGCTCCACTAGCAGAAACAGACTTTGCATCAGGTAATGGGGCAGGGGTTATAAATGTAGGATTTTCTATAGTTGCAATTAAATCATTTAGAAATGAATTATTTATATTTGGCTCAAATAATATTAAAAAATTATCTGGTACGGCAACAGCTAATTTTGTGTTATCTACTGTTACTGATGATTTAGGATGTTTAGCTACAGACAGTGTTATAGAAATAGGCGGTGATTTATTATTTTTATCTCAAGACGGTTTACGTCCTATTGCAGGTACAGCAAAAATTGGAGATGTTAATCTTGAAACTGTATCTAAAAATATTCAATCTATTTTTACTGACATAGTATTTGATATTGATCTTGATACTCTTAACGCTGTAGTAATTAGACAAAAATCACAGTTTAGATATTTTTTTGGTGCAGCAGATTCACAAGGTATTATTGGTGGATTTAGACAAACACCCAATGGTTTACAGTTTGAATATGGTCAAATGTTAGGTATTACAGCCACTTGTTCTGATAGTGCTTATATAGGGCAAGACGAGTTTGTATTACATGGTGCTTCAGACGGTAAAGTACATAGGCAAGAAAGAGGTAACGATTTTGCAGGAACGGATATATTTAGTTTATTTCAAACTCCGTTTTACTATTTACAAGACCCTGAACAACGAAAAATATTTTATAGTGTAGCTACGTATTTACGCTCTGAAGGTGATAATGAAATAGTTATGTCGGCTGTATACGATTATGAAAATGTAAATACACTTAATCCAACAAACTTTAATTTAACGACAGAAGGTGCAGCAGCATATTATAATGAAGTATCGTATGATAGCACCGCAATATTTGATGGTAATCCATCACCAGTACAACGAACTAATATTGAAGGATCAGGTAAATCCGCATCTTTTAAATTCGTTACTAATGATTCCAGTGCATCACATAGTATTCAAGGTTTAGTGATTACATTTGGAGTAGGAGACAGGTTATAAAATGGCAGGTTATTCAAGACAATCAACAGCAGATATTATTGCTAATGCGGTTATTAAAGCTGCACCAGTAAATGCAGAATATAATGCATTAAGAGATGCATTTAATAAAGATTCAGGGCATAAACATGATGGAAGCACTCAAGAAGGTGCATACGTACCATTAATTGCAGATAGTGATGCATTAAACAAAGTTGTAATAGATACATCTAATAATCGTATTGGATTTTTTAGCGAGGTATCTTCTTCTGCTGTAGAACAAATAAGAATACAAGATGGCGTTATTGTTCCTGTAACTGATAATGACATTGATCTTGGTACATCTAGTTTAGAATTTAAAGATTTATTTATTGATGGCACAGCTACAATAGATACACTTACTGTAGATGAAAGTGCTACTATTACCGCAAACTTAACAGTAAACGGAAACACCACTCTTGGTGATGCAGCTACAGATACAGTTACTCTTACTGCTGATGTTGCCTCTGCTATAACTCCTTCTGCTGATGATACGCATGACCTTGGTGCTGTAGGTGCTGAGTGGCGTAACTTATATGTTGATGGACAAGCTTTAATAGATGATCTTGTAGCTGATACTGCAGACATAAATGGTGGTACAATTGACGGTGCAGTTATTGGTGGTAACAGTGCTGCTGCAGGTACATTTGTAAACATTACCGATACAGGAACTACAACTATAGCCACTGCAGATATTAACGGTGGTGCAATTGATGGTGTAACTATTGGTGCTAACAGTGCAGGTGCAGGTACATTTACAGAGATTACAGCTTCAGGTGCAGTAGCACTTAATGGTGGTCTTACTATGGACACCGATAAATTTACTGTTGCAGATACAACTGGTAATACTTCTATAGGAGGAACACTAGGAGTTACTGGTGTAGTTACAGCTAATGCAGGTGTGGTAATTGACAATATTACTATTGATGGAACTGAAATTGATCTTAGCTCTGGAGATTTAACCGTAGATGTAGCAGGAGATATTATTTTAGACGCTGACGGTGGAGATTTTAAATTTCAAGACGGTGGGACAGAAATACTTAGAATTACTAACTCATCCAGTGATGTAGTTATCAGACCTGTTGTAGATGCTAAAGATATTATTTTTCAACAAAGAGATGGAACAGAAGTAGCAAGAGTAGAAGATAATGGTACGTTTAATATTGTTACAGATAAACTAGCAATAAATGGAACTGCTGTTACTTCTACAGCAGGTGAATTAAATATATTAGATGGTCATACCGCAGCAAGTTCAGTAACCATAGTAGATGCAGATCGTTTTGTAATAAACGATGATGGCGATATGAAACAAGTTGCAGCAGCAGCTATTTCTACTTATGTGGGAAGTTCTATTACATCATTATCAAATCTTACAACTACAGGTGCTCTTGACTCAGGTTCTATTACATCTGGTTTTGGTACTATTGATACTGGCTCTAGCACAATTACTACTACAGGAAATATTACTGGTGGTAATCTTATAATATCAGATGGTGGTAATATAGGTTCAGCTAGTGACACAGATGCAATATCAATTGCCTCTGGTGGTAATGTTACAATGACTCAAGACTTAACTGTTACAGGAAACTTAACAGTTAATGGTTCTACGTCAACTATTAGTACAACTAACACAACAATTGAAGATGCTCTTATAGAGTTAGGTACAGGAACAACAGGTACTCCATCTAACGATGCAGGTATTGTTATTGAACGTGGTTCAGCAGACAATGCCTTTATTGGTTTTGATGAGTCTGCAGATAAATTTATTGTAGGCACAGGATCATTTACAGGTGCATCTACAGGAAACCTTACTATTAGTACAGGAACTCTTGTAGCTAATGTAGAGGGTACATTACAAACTGCTGCTCAACCAAATATTACAAGTTTAGGAACGCTTACTGCTTTAACAGTGGATGATATAGCTGTAGATGGTAAAGTTATTACTATGACAGGTTCTACAGATGATACAGCAACTTTAACTGTAGGAACAAATGGTACATTAGCTATTACCACTACAGACACCGCTGCTGCTGCAGCTAATATTACAATTACTGCTGACGGCACATTTGAAGCTGTAGGTACAACAATAACATTAGATTCTGGTGGCGGTATTAATTTAGAAACAGACGCTTTATCTGTTGGTAACGGTGGAGATACAGATGTTGTTTTAACATTTAATGCTAACAGCAATGACGGTGTTATTACTTGGATGGAAGACGAGGATTACTTTGAATTTTCTGATGATATTTTAATAAATGGTACAGAAAAAATTCAGTTTGGTGATACCGCATCTTTTATACATCAATCAGCAGACGGTACATTAACCATTGATGGTGAAGCTATTATTGATTTAAATGCATCTACTCGTGTAGATGTATCTGGAGATATTAAAGTAGGTGGAGAAGTACAAACTGCTAAAATAGCATTTACAGATGGTGACGATGCTATTACTATTGCTGATGGTGGTGGTATAACAGCTAACACAAGTTTAACTCTTGCTTCAGGCTCTACAGTTACATCTATTAAAGATGAGGATAACTTTACTTCAAATTCAGATACTGCGCTTGCAACACAACAATCTATAAAAGCTTACGTAGACAGTACAGTAGGAACAGCTAACAACGTTACAGGACTTACAGCCAGTGGTGCAGAGCTTAATGCGGTGGCAGATGTATCAGCAATTACAGTTGATACAAGCACTGCTATTGTAACAGCGGATGCTATTGCTATACTTGATGCATCTGCCAACAGTGGTAGTGGAGCTATAGGATATTTTGACGTAGATTTACTCGACACTTACTTTTCAGGTACAGAAAAAACTTTAACACAAAAAACTCTTACAAATCCTAAAGTAACTGGTTTAAAGTTAGACGATGCAGGTCTTACTATAGAAGGCTCTAGTGCTAATGATCACGAAACTGTTTTAAATGTTACTGACCCTACTGCTGATAGAACAATTACTCTGCCAGATGCTACAGGTACAGTCGCATTACTGTCAAGTGCTCAAGATTTTACAGCGCAGCAAACTTTTAGTGCGGGTATAGATTTAGATAATAACGAATTTATTGGATGGGGAGGAGGCTCTTCAAGACCTGCAATTGTAGGAAATAAATCTACAGATACATTTGCTCTTTATACAGCAGGAAACGAAAGACTTAGAGTTGATTCATCAGGAAACTTTATTGTTGGAAAAACCACAAGCACTATAGGAACTGCAGGTACTTCTATAGAAAGCACAGGTCGAGTTGAGATTAATGCTGACAGTACAACACCATTAAATATCAGTAGGATTACTGATGAAGGTGATATGATTGAGTTTTACGAAGGCTCAACAAGTAGAGGTAAAATTGGTATTGAACTTAACGATCTGTTTATAACATCAACAAATACTGGTTTTAGGTTTGATTATAATACAAATCGTGTAGTTCCTTGCACAACGACAGGAGCAGGATCAGATAACACTGATGATTTCGGTGATCCTTCTGTACGATGGAAAGATGGTTATTTTGCAGGAACAATAACCGCTGGAGCATTTAGTGGTGATGGCTCTGCTTTAACTGGCACAGGTGGTGCATCAGATTTTCAAGAGTTTACTTCTTCTGGTACTTATACAAAACCAAGTGGTGTAAATTATATTTTTGTTGAAGCTATCGGTGGTGGTGGTAGTGGTGCAAAAGGTAATTTTGATGGCGATGGCGCACAAGGTGGCGGTGGTGGTGCTTATGTATCGCAAATATTTAGAGCAAGTGACGTTGGTTCAACTGAAACTGTAACGATTGGAGCAGGTGGTGCTTCAACAACTAGTAGTGGTTCGGGTAATGATGGTGGAACAACAAGCTTTGGTTCTCTTGTGACTGCTTTAGGCGGTGAGGGTGGTTTAAAAAATGCCGGCACAGGTAGAGGTAATCCATATGATCCCTCAAATACAAGCAATGTAGATGTTGTTAGTTATGCAGGTAGAGGTGGTCTAGCCAATGGTCATGGTGGTAAAACTATCTATGGTGGTGGTGGCGGTGCAGGAGCCAAAACACTCAATAGAGATGGTGGTGCATCAGTTTTTGGTGGTGATGGTGGCGCAAGTTTTTCTGACGGTACAAATGGTGTAGCAGGTACAGCCCCAGGTGGAGGCGGTGGTGCTGCTGATACTGGAAATGGTGGAGCAGGTGCAGCAGGTCGGATTAGAGTTTCCGCATGGTAAAGGAGTAGAAAATGAGATATGCAATAGTTAAAGATGGTGTAGTAATTAATATTGCTGAATCAGATTCAGCCCTTGAAAATAATTGGATTAAAAGCGACATAGCAAAAATTAATGATACTTATGACGGTTCATCCTTTAAAACACCATCAAAAAGCGACACTGAATTAGCACAAGAACAAAGAGAATATAGAAACCTGTTGCTACAAGAAACAGATTTTTATGCGCTGTCTGATGTAACAATGTCAAATGACATGAAAACATACAGACAAGCATTACGTGATCTACCTGATCACAGTAACTGGCCTAATCTTGGAAAAGATGACTGGCCTACAAAACCATAATATAAAAGGAGAATGGCACAATGGGAAAAAATAAAAAGACCCCAATCACTATTAATGATAAAGAATATATCGTAGAAGATATGACTCAAGAGCAACAGACAATGGTAAATCACATTGTCGATTTAGAAAGAAAAATTAACGCATCAAAATTTAATTTAGATCAACTACGTGTAGGTAGAGATGCATTTGCAAATCTTTTGTCTGCTAAACTTACAGAAGAAGAAGAAAAAGAAGCAGCTTGACACTCTAGCATTTATGAGCTAAACTATGGCAGACATTAAACTTACCACAGAAGAACTGGAAAATATGCTAGACAAAGCAGCTAGGCGTGGGGCTAAAGAAGCCCTACGTTCTATCGGTCTACTTGATGATGACGCACAAAAAGATATTATAGAAATGAGAAGTTTACTAGAGGCATGGCGTGATACACGTAAATCTATCTGGTCAACTATAGTTAAATTAACCACTGTCGCATTGTTGACGTTTATTGCAGGTGCAGTGTGGATGACAATGGGTAAATAAGGAATAAAATATGGTTCAAGGTAATAATTCAAATAATATACCCGATTGGGTAGACCCTGACTATGGATATGATCCTAATAATCCACGTAATCCTAATGCACGTGAAGTGGCCGAAGCTTTAGGTGGAAAACCTTTAGAAGAAATGACCAGTGAAGAACGTGCAAGTTTTTCTTCTCAAGCAAGTGAATTACTTTATGGTGTTGTAGGTTCTAATACAGATACACGTGATTGGAACGCTATTTTTGAATCGGCTAAAGCAGAACCTGTTGCTCCTGACCCCGATGAACCTCCTTCATTTGGTCCATTACCTGATTGGATTACCCCACCTCCAAAAGGTGCAATAGTTACACAAGCTGTTGAGACTCTTGTTAACCCAATTACAGGAGAAAAATATATGGTTCCTACTGGGGGCTATAAAGTTAATGTTTCAGTTTCAGATTACGATGCTAATAAACTTACAGATGCTACACAAATTGCTACATCTCAAATGTATGGTGGTACTACCGTATCTTATCAAGCAGGTGAGTATCAAAAAGATGAAGAAGGTAATACTGTTATAGATGCAAATGGTAAACCTGTAGAATTACCACCTAACTTATATATTGTAGGTGGCAATGGTTCAGTTTTAAGAAACCTATCTGGCAACGCAGATCAAATGGCTAATACATTAAAAAGTTTTGGTGTACAAGATACCTCTTGGGTAAACTCTGTTTCTGCAGCTATAGACTCTAGAGCACTCCAAACTGGAGAAAATGTAAATCCTAATATTAAACAAGCTTTTGATACATTACAAAAAACATACAACCCTTTTCAAAATGAATTTGTAAATAATTTATCAAATACATCAAAACCTTTAACTACAGGTGTTACTCAAAATAAATCTTTTCAAATTATAGAAGGTGGTAATATTGTTGGTACTGGAACTCCACAGATTATAGGAAGTGGCCCTGATAGTGGTACAGGTGCAGATACTGGAACTATGCAACCAATTCAAGATTCAAATCAATTTCAATTACCACAAGGTAATCAAGATTCAAGTTTTACATCTCCATCTATGGCCCCTATAACTGGTACTTTTACAAAAGATGCAACAGGTATTTTATCAAATCAAACAGGTCAAACTTACATGATAGGAAATAATTTACAACAACAACAAACAGCTAATACTACAGGTGCACCACAATATGATGTACGTATGTATCGTAATAATGCAGGTATGACAACTAGTATTACCTTTATAAATGGTAAAGCTCAAACTCCTATTCCCTCTGGTTTTTACCCTGTAAATCAACAACCTGCAGGACAGATGCCATTTCAACCACAAGTTCCTACTACATCTGCGCCTACTGTTACACCTGTACAAGGTTATAATCCTGTAATAAATAACCCTGTTACTATACAACCATTTACTCCCCAGTTTAATATGATGCAGGGTGGTATTGTACCTGAGTTACCTAAACCTTCAGGTAAAAAATTTGGTGGCTTTAAACCAGAGGCAAAACAACGTATTGCACAAAGTCTTGGTTACACAGGTGATATGCAAGAGTTTGATAAATTTTTAAATGAAAACCCAGAAAAAAAAGAACAAATGAATAAGTACACAGAAAGTGCTAAACAAATGGCAGAAGGTGGTTATGTGCAAAAGTTTAGTAATGGTGGTCAACCAGAAAGTACAACGATATCATTACAGCAGTACGATCCTCGTGTGTTAAATCAACAGTATATTCCACAACAACAAACGTATACAGGTAATTTAGTAGATGTACAAGAAGAACTGGCTAAAACACCTGCACTTCCTACAGGTGCAACTGTAGTTCCAGTTGGTACACAGGTAACTGCAGATCAACTTGTGTCTCCTTACTCAGGTCAAGTATCTGGATCAGTGGCAATACCTACTACACTAGCTACAACTGATCAAGCCATGATGCCTATTGCAGGGCAAACAGCATTAATGTCACCTATAGAGGCTTCAGGTGCAGTTACTGCAGCAGCAGATCAAACACAAGCTGCACAACTACAGCAGGTAGCACAGATAAATGCTGCACAAAATTTAGGCACATCAATAAATCCTGCGAGGGCAGCACAAGGCACAGGTATTTTAATGCCCGATCCTAGAAAAAGAGAAATAGAAACTGGTGAAGTAATATCTGGTGTGGCTAATGCACAAACTGCTGCTGCTTTTACAGAGGTTTCTGAAACACAGGCCGCAACTGCAAATCCTAGTAAACAAGCTACAGTAGCAGGGCAACTAGAAGGGTTAATGGCTCAGTTTGAGGGTGGTAATACACCTTCATGGGCAGCAGGAGCTATGCGTACAGCTACAGCTACAATGGCTGCACGTGGTCTAGGTGCATCTAGTTTGGCAGGACAAGCTATTGTACAGGCAGCTATGGAAGCCGCACTGCCTATTGCACAAATGGACGCACAGGTAACTGCACAATTTGAACAACAAAACTTGTCAAACAGACAACAACGTGCTATACTCGCTGCACAACAAAGAGCACAGTTCTTGGGCATGGAGTTTGATCAAGGATTTCAAGCACGTGTAGCTAACGCAGCTAAGATTAGTGATATAGCTAATATGAACTTTACTGCTGAACAACAGGTAGCGTTAGAAAATTCACGTATAGCAAATACAATGGAGTTAACTAACCTGTCTAACTCACAGGCTATGATATTAGCAGAGGCATCTGCACTAGCTAACATGGACATGGCTAACTTAAACAATAGACAACAGGCTGCTGTACAAAATGCACAAAACTTTTTACAGGCTGATCTTACTAATTTATCTAATCAACAGCAAGTAGAATTATTTAAAGCTCAACAACGTGTACAGTCTTTGTTTACAGATCAGGCTGCACTTAATGCTGCACAACAATTTAATGCAACCTCACAAAATCAAACAGATCAATTTTTTGCACAACTACAAACTAATGCAGCACAGTTTAATGCATCACAAGCAAATGCACAGGCACAGTTTAATGCAGGTCAGGTGAATGTTATTGAAAGATTTAACTCTGAAATAAACAATCAACGTGATCAGTTTAATGCTACCAACAGATTAGTTATTGATCAGGCTAATGCTCAATGGCGTAGACAAATAGCTACAGCAGATACAGCAGCAGTTAATCGTGCTAACGAAATAAATGCACAGGCACTACTAGGATACTCACAATCTGCATACAATAACTTGTGGCAGTTTTATGCTGACAATATGGAATGGGCATGGACATCTGCTGAGAATGAGCGTGGCAGAATATCTGCTCAAGCTATTGCACAGTTACAGGCAGACACATCAATATCTATCGCAGAGTTTAAAGCTGATGCTGAAGCATCTGCAGGTCTAGGTGGATTTATTGGTGATCTTCTTACATCTGATTTAACAAACACATTAGGAGGTAGTATAGTTGGAGGTTTTTTCCCAGATTTTGGCGCAACGGAGGATGATTAATGTATAATGCTGCATTTTTAACAATGACTAATTTATCTTTACCAAAAGAAAATGAACCAAAAAAAGAAATGAGTAATAGTTTATTAGCACGAAATGTTTCTAAAAACATTATGTCTGAAGAACAGAGTGTTAATCAACGTATAGCAAAATACGTTAGTATAATACGTAAAGATAGAATGGATTTAAGAAATGGTTGAGACACTAGAACCAATGATAGATGCTCCAATTGCAGGGCAGTCTCTTACTGCAGAGTTAGGTAATAGACCTTGGCAGCAACCACCTCAGTATACCACTGTAGAAGAAACATTACAATACTATATTCCTCGTTTAACCAATCCAGAAATGTTAGATGATCTACTTAACGTAATGGAAACAGGCATACCTTTAACAACTCTTGCCAATGCTATACAGTCTAGTGGTGTAATGGAAGGTAAACACAGCCTTGATGTGGGAATACTAATTATGCCTGTACTTATGGAAACAATGGCGTACCTAGCTGAAGAGGCAGGTATTAAATATGAAACAGGTACGAACAAAAAAATTGGTAGTGATAAACCTAGTGACGCTGCAATTGCTAGAGCAATAGCTATGGTTAATAAAAAACAAGGTGAAACTTTAGAAGAGCCTGAAGAAGAACAGGTAGAGATGGAGCTAGAAGAACCTACTGGTGGATTAATGTCTAGGAGAAATACAGATGGGGTTTAATTTAATGGCTGCACTTGGTGGTGCAGGTAGAGCAATCTCACAAAATATACAAGAAGAGAGATTAAAAATGGACAAGATAGAACTTATGGATGCGGAAGCAGCCACTAGAGAACGTCTTGCCAGAGCCGAAGAAAAAAGAGAACAAGATAAAGAAAATGAAAGGATTGCACAAGGGTTGAGTTATTACTTAACCGATGAAGAAGTTGCTGTAGCAATGAAAAGAGGTATAGGTTCTGCAAAAGAACTATTGGCAAAAGCACAAAACTTTGATGGAGACTTTGGTGCTGCATTTAATTTGCCTGAACTTAAAACTGCTCCGTATGGAGAAGATTTATTAGAGTCTGAAAGATTTGATGAAATAAATAAACAAGCTGAAGTTGCTAGATTAACTGCGCCTTTGTCTACATTTATTACAGAGGAAAAAAAACCAGATAAAGAATCTACAACATACGCAGAGTGGGAATTAGATTGGGTAAGAGCAGAAATAGATATTGCTGCAATGCCTGACGGTCCAGAAAAAGTAAAAGCCCAAAATGAACATGATGCTAAGTTAGCTAAATATACTGCAACAAGATCAAGAATAGAGGACGCAAAAAGAAAACCAGACGATCAAACAACTAAACCATATTATTCTATAGATCAAATAGATAAACTTATTAATGGTAAAGTAAACGTAGCATATAGTACAATGACAGGATTTGCAGGAGCTAGGGAATTAGATCAAAAAGACAGATCAGGGTCAAATACTATTCCTGTTGCTGATTATATAGGTGCTATTATGGCTTTTAATCATAATGAAAAAGTGGGAAAAGCTTCTGAGTTAACAGAGTCATCACGTGCATATGCAGAAGCTGCTGAAGTAGGAATAAATAGTTACGCAAATAAATTAACAAATAATGTACTTAACCAATTAAAAGCTAATAACACATTAGATTTTACTGGTAGAGATCAAAAACCCACAGCAGTATTAGAAGAAGATCAGTTTAAAAAAATGTCTAAACAAAACCAATTAGATTTTGGTGGTATTTATATAGTAAAAACAAAAGATAATAAATTATTAGTTGCTACGTATTTAGGGTTTGAGGACGTATTTGGCACAGATAAAACTTTAAAATACAAAGAACACTATAATATAAAAATACCTAAAAATATTTATGACGCTTTAGAAGTACAAGAGTTTAATTAATTTAATGGCACAAGAAATTAACTTAGATGACTGGGTTGTTACAGAAGATACATCTGTAGACGAAAATGGTAATATTAAACCAGAGCCTATACCTACGGAAGAGGTGACTACAGAATTGCCTGTGGCAACCTCTGAGACTGGTCCTGTAGAAATTAATTTGGATGATTGGCAACCAACTGCACCAGTAAATTCTACAAAAACTGAGATAACATCTAAAGATGATTTAAAAGATCAAACAGAATTAGCGTTAGAAACGCCAACAGAATACGATGATCGTATTATGGAAAGATTTAATGCTGAACAAACTGAAATACAACAATTGTCTGATGCTGACGCAGATGCTGATTTAACTTATGCATTAGAAAGACAAGAGCAAGCAAGAGCCATTGAACAAACTAATAGAATGGTAGACCCTGATGCTCCAGAAGGATATTCCTCTCAGCCAACTACATTTGAAGTAGACAAATTATTTAGACAAACAGAAACTAGATTAGCAGATCACGAAGAGTTACGTGATAGCATACAAGAAATGCTAAACGATCCTAATCCATTACGTGCTGCGTCTGTAGATGCTCTGTTAAATACGGTTAATCCTATAACTCAAAAACCCCTAACATTAAATGAAATAGGTTGGATTACTGGAATAGCAGAATGGACTCCTTTTTATGGTACTACATTAGGTCTTATAGATATACCTGAAAATTATCAGGTAAGTAAAGAGTTATGGAATCAAGGACATGAACTAGATGCAGTAACTATACTAGCTTTATCTGGTGCAGAACTTGCAGCTAGTGCGTTTGGTGCAAAAGAAATTGTTAAAAAAGCAACAAATATAGTACGATCTAAGGGTAGAAAAAAGATTGACAGTATACGTATTGCTACAGATGCTGATCTAGAAAAGAAAATGGTCAAGGCCGAAAATCTTGTTGATGACAACAGAGAGATCACAGATCAGTTTATAAAAGAATTTGAGTTGTCTATTGATCCTACTGGAAATACAAAGATATCTAAAGTAGTAGATGGCAAACTTGTACTAGACGAAGAAGCTGCAAGACTTGTTGGATTAAATATGTCAGAGGATGTATATGGACTTCAACGTGAGTACATGGAGCAGTTTGTACAAGCAGTTGAGAAAAAAGATCAAAAGAAAATATTAGAGCTAGAACAAAAAACAGGTATTAGTGCTAATCAAATTCTTGCCATAGCTGAAGATAATACAAACGGTTTTATGTCTCCTCTATTAAAAGCAGAAAGTTTTAATTCTGTATTAGCTGTAGCAGTCGATCTAAAAAAGAAATTTCCTAAAGCATTTGATAATGACAAGACAGTTATAGATAATTTGTTTGAGCTAACTGTAAGCGATAAGTTTGACGCAGATGAATTGGCTGATACATTAGCAGAGTATGGTTTAAATTTTGATCAGTATGTTTTAACTGTTGTAGGATCGGGTTCTGAGGCAGGTAAAATACTAAACAAACTTTCACAGATTAAACGTGCAGGTAGTCTTAAAATTGACAATGTAAAAATAAATGAACTTGAAAGAACACAGAATGGTATTGTCTCTGCTTGGAGAAGATTAGAAAACATTAGACGTGGTAGTATGACATCTATGTTAAAAACTGCCATGAGAAACTTTCAGTCAGCAGGTATACGTGCTCCATTAGAAGCTTTTGAAAACGTAGTAGATACTGTCTTGTTAAACATGTCTAATGAATTTAATAAGAAGTCAGATCAAATGATGATACGCAGAGGTTTACGTGCTTCTGCAGCAGGTGTTCAAACTTTTGTGTCTCCCTCTCAATGGGCAGGTAGTTTATCTGCACTAAAACGTATCTATGCTACACCTGGATTATCTAAAGATATAACAGAGTTGATATTAGATCGTCCAGAATTTTTGGATAAGCATACAGCACTATTTGATAATGTAAACGAATATCGTAAACGAACAGGTGCAGGTAGTGGTGGTGTTGCAGACGGTGTATTGGGTGCAGCAGAAAGTGTAGTAGACGTTCTTAGTATTCCAAATAGAATACAAGAATATGTTATTCGTAGGGGAGTTTTTACTGGTGAACTAGAGCGTTTGTTAAAGCGTGACTGGGGCATAGACATGATGGAAGCATTAGAGGCAGGTAAATTAAATGACATGATTTCTAATGCATCTAGTGTAAGACCTAAAGGAGCACCTGCATTTGAAGATTTACTTGAAATGTCAACTAAACGTGCTCTTGATGTTACGTATGCTAAAGCACCAGATGTACCCTTGTTTAAAAGTACGGCTAACTTTTTATCACGAACAGGTTTAACTGCAGTAACTACACCATTCCCACGTTTTATGTTTAACTCAATCGAATTGATGGGTCAATATAGTGGTGGTGCATTTAATCCTGCTATCAAACGTGCATTGGGTAAAAAAAGTGGACCACTGGATGCTAAAGACAGACAAAATATAAGTCGTAACTTATCTGGTTTGGTTGCTATTACAGCAGCGTATCAGTACCGTACATCAAAAGGAGCACCTGCCGACTATAAACAAATAGATGGACAAGATATAGGAACAGGTGAAGACACAGTTGTAGATGTTACAGCACAGTATCCTATGAGGCAATTCTTATGGATAGCTGAAGCTATGAAACGACTTGATCCAAACATACAACAGTACTTACCTGTGTCAGGTCCACTAACTGCTGCAGGTATAGCAGGTGAAGGTGATGCAACCTTTGATGACTGGTTCGATCCTAAAGACGCAATAGAAACATTTTTAGGAACAGGTGCTCGTACAGGAGCTACCAATGTTTTTGTAGACGAAATTGCAGAAATACTTGGTGGCGGTGGTGATGACATTGTACTTGATCAAAGAAGTAAAAAAGTTGTAGGTAGATTAATAGGAGATTATCTGCGTACTCATTTAATCCCTGCTACACAAGTGGTAGAAATACAACGTCTAGTTGGTAAACGTCCAGTGGAATATAAAGATTATTCTACAGATGAACCCTATACAATTCGTGGTCAGATACAACGCTCACTAGAACAAAGTGGAGTTACTAATATATTTAATCCTGCAGGTGAGTCAGAAGCACCTAGTAGAGAATTTGTATTAACACCAGAACGTAAACGTGTTGGTCTAGGATTAAGTCTTTTTGGTGGTATTTCTGTTCTACAAAAAAATAATGATGACGCAGAGTATTTAGTAGGTAAAGGTATTACTGAGTACGATTTAATGAGCAAGGGTAAAGGTTCTGTAAGGCGAGAAGAAAATGAATTGATGCGTGAAGAAATACCTTTTATAGTTGATACAGCTAAAGAGGTAGAATTAGAAGCTAGAAAAACGTATATGAAAGAAAGCCCAGAATATAAAAAGAACTATACTCTTGAAGAGCACATCAATGCAGAAGTCGTAGCGGTTATAAAAACAATGGTAAAAACTACACGTGCAAATCTAATAGGAGATTTTAAATATGATGATGCTCCTGATTGGGTAGAACCCTACAATCAATTTAAGAGACAGTCACGTGTTCTTAGGAGATATGCAACAAGAGAATTTCTAAGAGAATACGGTGAGCCGCCTAATCAAACAAGTGAAGATGATATGCTTGACTTATTAGATTTTATTAAAGACCTAGATGAATACAAAGTAAAGAAACCTAGCAGAAATAGGAAGCTAAGATAAACAAAGGGGAGCATTTAGCTCCCCATTTTTTTTTTACCTAGTGTCTCCACTTCCACCTATTGTTTCCTTGGCTTTACGTTTCTGTAACTTGTTTAAGTTCTGTGCAGCTATCATACCTAATGTTAGGTTAAGATCGTCAGCCAGTGCAGCGCAGTACCACAGCACATCTCCTATCTCACTGGCTATGTCCTCTCGCCATGTGTCAGGTCGGTTCTCTGGTCCATCTCGTATAAGTTTCTTTACCTTGTTGGCTACCTCTCCTGCCTCACCTGCCATACCCAACGCAGGATAGATAATCTTATGTTGATCAGGATAAATTGCTGTACTATATGCTGACCTTTGATATGAATTAAAGTCAACCATGTCGTACTTCTCCTTCAGAAACTGCTCTGCCTCTTTTTTTAAGTTCATACTGCTTTACCTTTTTCAGTTGCTCAAAGTAGGCTTTATTAAACCCACGTAGCCATTCCCGATGCTGCATAGTATCTTTATGGAATGGATTAAA